GATGATAACCTATGGTTCGAGTGTGATTCATTAGATAGGTTGTTACGATAGGATGTGGTTATTTATAAATAATAGTAGTGAAAATTCGTACAATACGGATTTAAATTCGTATTATGAACAACATATTAACTAACTCAATGAGAGGATAAAGCGATGGCATTTCAAGTATCACCGGGAGTTCAGGTCAATGAAATCGATGCAACAGGTGTAGTACCTGCAGTATCTACTTCTATAGGCGGGACAACTGGGTCATTTAATTGGGGTCCGGTAGCTCAGATTGTAACTGTAACTTCAGAGAAAGAACTAGCAGAGACATTCGGAACACCAGATTCTAACACATATAAACATTTCCTCACGGCAGCATCATTTTTGAAGTACGGTGCAGCTCTCAAGGTAGTTCGAGCTAAAACTGGGCATGTAAATGCTACAGCAGCAGGCGGTGGACTCTTTGTAGGAAATGACACAAATTATGAAAGTCTAACAGGTATTAGTGAAGGAGCTTGGGTAGCTAAATATCCCGGCACCTTAGGTAATGCTATTAAGGTATCAGTATGTCCAGCAAATGCAACTGCTTGGGCAGCATGGACTTACGCAGGTTCGTTCCCAGGAGTACCAGGAACTTCCGATTATGCGGTAGAACTTGGTAAAGCATCAGCGGCAGATGAACTTCATATTGCCGTAATTGATGAATCTGGTGCATGGTCTGGTAAGGCAGGAACCGTATTAGAAACTTATGAATATATTTCACAAGGTTCGGATGCTAAAGGTTCTGATGGAACTTCTAACTACTACAAAGATGTAATTAATGCACGATCTAAGTATATTAGACATATCGGTGTTCCAACTGGATTAACCGATGCTGGTGATGCAATTTCTGCTACCACCACATATACAACCGTTACAGCGGCTGTTGATAATTCACTAACTGGTGGTACTGATGATAATGCACCAACAGTTGGAGAGATTGATACAGGTATGCAGTTGTTTGCGGACACTAGTACTGTTGATGTGAACTTATTGTTTGCATATCCAGATGCTAATGGCGCAGATACAATTGCAGCAAATCTTATTACTCTAGTCAATGCTAGAAAAGATTGTATGGCGTTTGTATCACCACCTATTGAAGATTCAAAAGACGCAGCTGTACCCGCTACCGAAGTTGGTGGATGGGTTGCAGGTCTAACTTCAACTTCATATGCTTCTGTAGATTCTTCTGCAGTTTATGTATATGACAAGTACAATGATGTATATCGTTGGATTGGTGCAGCCGGCCACGTTGCTGGTCTATGTGCTAATACTGATGACGTAGCAGATGCATGGTTCTCACCCGCTGGTGTTAATCGTGGTCAACTACTAGGTATTACTAAGTTGGCATGGAATCCTAGCAAAGCTGATAGAGACACTCTATACAAAGCAAGATGTAACCCACTGGTATCACTACCAGGTCAAGGAACTATCTTGTTTGGTGATAAAACTTTGTTGAAGAGACCATCTGCTTTCGATAGAATCAATGTTAGACGATTATTCATTACTTTAGAAAAGGCAATCTCAACTGCTGCAGAAGCTCAACTGTTTGAATTCAATGACGAGTTTACTCGCGCACAATTCAGAAACTTGGTTGAACCATTCTTACGTGACGTAAAAGGACGTAGGGGTGTAACAGACTTCTCAGTTATATGTGATACTACTAACAACACAGGTCAAGTTATTGATACTAATAGTTTTGTGGCTGATATCTTTATCAAGCCCGCTAGGTCTATTAACTTCATTAATCTCAACTTTGTGGCAACAAGAACCGGCGTAGATTTCTCTGAAATCTCTGGCGTATAAGGGGGAATAGAAAATGGCAATTTTAGGCGTAGATGATTTTAAATCCAAATTAGTGGGTGGCGGTGCTCGTGCTAACATGTTCAAAGTTACTTGTAACTTTCCTGGTTATGCACAAGGTGATGTTGAACTAACTTCTTTCTTAGTGAAGGGTGCTCAGATGCCCGCTTCTATAATTAGTCCTATCATGATTCCTTTTCGTGGTAGACAATTACAGATTGCAGGTGACAGAACATTCGAGCCATGGTCAATAACAGTTATTAACGATGTTGACTTTACGGTTCGTGGTGCTTTTGAAAGATGGATGAACGGTATCAATAACCATAATAACAATACAGGACTATCTAATCCTACTGACTATCAAGCTGACATGATTGTAGAACAATTAAATAAAGCTGGAGAAGTCACTAAGAAATATGATATCCGTGGTACTTTCCCAACGAACGTGAGTGCAATTGAACTCTCTTATGATTCTGAGAACCAGATCGAAGAGTTTACTGTTGAACTACAAGTTCAGTATTGGGAGTCTGATACTACATCATAATTAGGTGTATAAATATAGTAGAAGGAGGGATTTAATTCCCTCCTGATATTATTTGAGGAAATATATATGGCCGATTTTTTTGGTTTTGAAATAAAGAGAAAGGGTAATGTAGAGCCAATCAGGCCTTCATTTGTACCCGATACAGAAGAAGATGGTTCTGGCGTTATTCAAGCCGGTGGCCACTTTGGTGCGTATCTCGATTTAGATGGAGATAAAGCCAAGAATGAAGTCGATTTAATATTTAAGTATAGAGATATTGCGGCTCAACCAGAAACCGATGCTGCTATTGAAGACATTGTTAATGAGTCTATTGTGGGTGACAATGATGAAGCTCCTGTAAACTTAATTCTGGACAAGTTAGAAATTTCGGATAAGATTAAAGAGTCTGTTAAGAACGAGTTTGAAACAGTATTACAGTTATTGAATTTCAACGCATATGCACATGATATATTCAGAAAGTGGTATGTTGATGGAAGACTACCGTATCACATTATTATTGATGAAAAGTCTCCAAAGAATGGTATTAAAGAATTAAGATATATTGACCCTACTATGTTAAGGAAGGTCAAAGAGATCGAAGAAGAAAAAGATCCTAAAACTGGTGCAATGATTATTACCAAGCAGCAAGAATACTTCTTGTTTCAAGATGGTAAGATGAATGCTTCTAATCAGGGGATTAAGATACATCCGGATGCTATCGCTTATGCAACTTCTGGTATGTTGGATCCTACTAGGAAAAGAATTTTATCTTACTTGCACAAAGCAATTAAGCCTGTTAACCAATTAAGAATGATGGAAGATTCTTTGGTCATCTACAGAATCAGTAGAGCACCAGAGCGTAGAATCTTTTATATTGACGTTGGTAACTTACCTAAGGGTAAAGCAGAAGAATACCTCAAGGGTATTATGAGTCAGTATAGAAACAAATTAGTATATGATGCTAATACTGGTGACCTTAAAGACGATAGAAAGCATATGTCAATGCTGGAAGATTTCTTCTTGCCACGTAGAGAAGGTGGTAGGGGTACAGAAATCACTACATTGCCTGGCGGCGAGAACTTAGGTCAGATTGATGATATTATATACTTCCAAAAGAGATTATATAAGTCGTTGAATGTCCCTATTAGTAGACTAGAACAAGAACAACAGTTTACTCTAGGTAGAAGTAATGAAATATCTAGGGACGAGATTAAGTTTAAGAAATTCATTGATAGACTCAGAAAGAGATTCAGTGATGTATTTAATCAGCTATTAAGAACTCAGCTGATTCTTAAAGGTATTATTACTGAACAAGATTGGGATGAGTGGAAGACATATATTGCATATGACTACATTGAAGACAACTATTTTGCCGAACTGAAAGAATCAGAAATGATGAGAGAAAGGTTTGATATGTTGGGTACAGTAGATGAATATGCTGGTAAGTATGTTTCTATTGAATGGATCGCTAAGAATGTTCTTAAAATGGATGATGATTCTATTAAAGACATGGAAAAACAGATTAAAGCTGAGAAAGAGCTTATGGGCGATGATGAAGATGACTTTGACTTATAAAATATTATAAATATATAATAGAGGAATAGTAAACAATGAGTATAGAACAAATGATTGATCATGTAGGAAAAGGCGATAACATAGCTGCGGGTAAAGCATTCGATAGTGTTATTGCAGACAAATTACAAGCCGCTTTGGATGCTGAGAAAATCTCAGTCGCATCTACTATCGGCAAACCTTCTGATACGGAATCAGAAGAGTAAATATAGGATAAACTATAATGAGACTAATTAGTGAGTATCATGATAGTAACCTTCAGGTTATTACAGAAAAGACCAAATCCGGTGGCAGTACGTATGTCATCGAAGGCGTGTTTATGCAGGCCGATAAAAAGAATAGAAACGGTCGGGTATACGATAAGAGTATCCTAGAAGGTGCCGTTAATAAATACGTAACAGAACAAGTCAAGACAGGTAGAGCAGTCGGAGAGTTAAATCATCCAGAAGGCCCTACTATTAATCTTGATAAAGTTTCACATAAAATCACTGAACTCAGATTTGAGGGAAGTGATGTTATAGGAAAAGCATCAATACTAAACACCCCTATGGGTAAGATCGTTGAAGGTCTGCTTGAAGGTGGAGTAAAGCTTGGTGTATCAAGTCGTGGTATGGGAACTCTTGTGAATAAACAAGGTGTGTCGCACGTTGGAAAGGATTTTATGCTTTCTACCGTGGATATCGTTCAAGACCCTTCGGCTCCAGAGGCGTTTGTCAATGGAATCATGGAAGGTGTTGAATGGGTATGGAACAACGGAATACTTTGTCCACAAGACATTGAAGAAATTGAGACTGAAATAAAGGAAGCTCGAGGTATGCGTTCATCGGATATTGAGATTAAAGCTTTTAAGAATTTCCTCTCTAAACTTGTAAATTCTTAATAGGAGAATACAAAATGTCAATAGACGAAAATAAACTAGAAAATGATCTAGCAGTCGATGGCATATCAGAAGATGCTGAAGAGCTTGAGAACGAGCTCGTTGAAGACCAACAAGTTGAAGACGAAGAAGTTCTTGATGAAGCTAAGGTAAAAGAAGACGAAGACGAAGATGACGAGGAAGAAGAAGTCGAAGAATCTGCAGATGATGCAGAGGAAGAAGACGAAGAACCCGAAGTCAAAGAAGTTTCTATTCCGAAGACCAAAGCTGGAGTTATTCAAGCAGCAGTTGATATGTTGAAGAAAGCTAGAAAAGAAGACGCGCAGAAAATATATGCTAAAATGGCGAAAGTCGATGAATCCGAAGATGATGGATCTGTTGATAAGAGTATTAAGGCCGCTCCACAGAAGAAAAACGACCTCAAGGCGAAAGCTAAAGTTGAGTCCGTTGACTTCTCTGAAGACCTCGATGCTGTAATCGCTGAAGAAGCTACTTTATCTGATGGGTTCCGTGGCAAAGCCGGTGCAATTTTTGAGGCAGTACTTACTAGTAAGTTATCTCAAGAAATGGACAGACTTGAAACTGAGTACGCGCAGAATCTCGAAGAAGAAGTTTCCGAAGTTAAAAGTGAACTAGTTGAGAAGGTTGATTCCTACTTAAACTATGTTGTTTCTAACTGGATGGAGACTAATGAAGTTGCAGTAACCGAAGGTCTTAGGACTGAAATTGCTGAAGACTTTATGACTTCTTTACAAGCAGTGTTCAAAGAACATTATATAGATGTACCTGAAGGTAAAGTTGACTTGGTAGACGATCTCGCCGAACAAGTTGCTGAACTAGAAGTTACATTAAACAAAACCACAGAAGATAATATCAAACTACATGAATCAGTTCAAACTTTAGAAAGAGCTGATATAGTTAGAGAACAATCTTCAGGGCTTGCCGACACAGAAGCTGAGAAGCTAGGCGCTTTGGTTGAAGATATTGAATTTGATAACAAAGATAACTTTGAAATGAAAGTTAGAGTTGTTAAAGAGTCATACTTCACAAAAGCAATTAGTGAATCAGTAGATGAACTATCAAGCATTGCAGGTACTGACGAGGTTCAAGCCGACGTTAGTGATGTTATGTCAAGATATACACAAGCAATCTCAAAATTTAACAAGTAATCTAATAGGGGAAAAACATAAAATGTTTAATTCAGATACAAATTTAATGGAAAAATGGGCTCCAGTCCTGGAACATGGTGATGTACCTAGTATCCAAGACAAGTACAAGAAGGCTACTGTAGCTAGATTGTTGGAAAACCAAGAAATGGCTCTTCGCGAAGATGCCGCAAACATGGGCGGAAACTTCATCTCTGAAGCAGCTGCTCCTAACTCTGGCGCCGGTGGCGCTAACCTGGCTACTTTTGATCCCGTTCTTATCTCTTTGGTAAGACGTGCAATGCCTAACCTCATCGCTTATGATATCGCTGGCGTTCAGCCAATGACTGGACCTACTGGTCTTATCTTTGCAATGAAGTCTAAGTACAGCACACAGGGTGGAACTGAAGCTCTTCATAACGAAGCTGATACCGATTTCTCTGGTAC